CTCTCGCCTGATTGATGGTTACACGATGCGTTCTTTCTACAACGCTGGAACGGCTGTGCGCTATTTCGCACCAGATAACGCCATTTATTTGCCGATTGATGACGCTATCAGTATCAGTGAGGTTGCTACTTCTAGCGACATTGATACTACTTACGACGTGATTTGGGCTTCTACTGATTACCAGAAAGAGCCACTGAACGGGCGTGTAGACGGTTTGGGCGGTTGGCCTACTACTGGTATCCGTGCGATTGACAACTATGACTTTTATGTGAACAACGGTCAGGCTTTGGCTCGTGTGACTGGTGTGTGGGGTTGGTCTGCTGTTCCTATTGCTATCAAACAGGCAACGATTATTCAGGCAAGCCGTATTTTCAAGCGTCTTGACTCGCCGTTGGGTGTTTTGAGTTCGCCAGACATGGGCTTTATCCGTGTCGGTCACAAACTTGACCCTGATGTGCAGATGTTGGTTAGTTCTTACCGTTTGATGAGAAATCTAGCATGACGACTCTTGGCAGCATCAAGGCTGGCTTGGCGGCTAACCTTGCCACGATTACAAACATGAGGACTTCTACTCAGATTCCTGAGCAGCCTCAACCACCAGTGGCAATCATTACTTTGAACACCATAAACTACGACACAACTTTTGGTCGTGGACTAGACGAGTACTTGTTTACTGTAACTGTTTTGGTCAGCAGGGCTGACGGGCGTAACGCCCAGAACCTGCTTGACCCTTACTGTGCTAGTTCAGGAACGCTCTCGGTCAAGAGTGCGATAGAATTAGACCGTTCACTTGGCGGTAGTGCAAACGACTGTCGAGTAACCGGGTTATCAACGTATGGTAATCTGACAATAGGTGAAACAAACTACCTAGCAGGCGAATGGTCTGTGACGGTTTTCGCATAAGTAGGAGAACAAATTGCCTAAGTTTCTAGCAACACAATTTCAGGTAAGCCTTAACGGTATTAACCTGACTGACTCGCTTCACGCCGTCACTCTCGATGTGTCGTCTAACGAAGTAGACACCACTACTTTCGGAACAGCCTCAACTGTCTACAAGACTGTTGTTGGCGGTATCGTTTCTGGTTCGGTTAAGTTGGACTTCTATCAGGACTACGCTGCTGGTTCGGTAGATGCAACCATCTTCCCATTGGTAAACACAATCGGTACTTTGGTTATTAAGCCAGCAGGTACAGCAACGTCAGCCACCAACCCGGCTTACAGCGCACAGTGTCTTATCAACGCCTACTCCCCAATTTCGGGCAGCATCGGCGACCTCAGTTCATTCTCAGTGACTTGGCCTACAACGGGTTCAGTCACTAGAGCCACCGCATAAGGAAAACAATGAAAATCAATCTACGCATTGAATTGAATACTGGTGAAGCAAAGGAAGTAACTTGTTCGGCTGCCGACCTTGTTGCTTTTGAAACTAAGTACGACATTTCGGTTACCACTTTGGAATCTGGTGTGAAGTACACTCACTTGTTGTTTTTGGCTTGGGCGAGCGAAAAGCGTCGCAAAGAAACTGCTAAAGACTTTGAGTCTTGGGTTGAGGATGTCGCCTCTGTTGGGGCGAGTGAAACAGACCCAAAATAAGGGGTCTGGGCGAAACTTCAGCCCATTGGCATATTGCGGCTTTGGCTTGTGAGACTGGTATTGCTCCGTCTTTACTTATGCAGGAGTCTGACCGTATGTTGTTCACGATGACTCGTTATCTGACGGCTAGGGCACAGGCTCAGAGTTCTTGATTTGGAAGGCCACCCGAAAGGGTGGTTTTCTTTTTGAAAGGTAGAATTGGTTTATGGCACTTCCTCTATTACCTATTGCTCTAAGAGGCGCTGCCCTTTTACGTGGTTCTAGTGGTTCTAACACTAGGTATGCTCTGGCTTTTAGTGATGTTCAGCCGATGATTCAGATTTTGGGGCAGATTGACAGAGGCCATGTTGTTGCTTTGAGGGCTAAGGCTCGTGAGATTGCAAAGCCTGTCGAGGATGCTGTTAGGAAGGGTATTCCTGCTGCCCCACCAATTAGCGGTATGACCCCAAAGGTCGTGCCGGGTCGCTTGACTTGGAATACTGGGTTTCCTGCTAATTCGACTACTATTCAAACTCCTCGTTTGGTTAAGAAAAAGCAGTATAACTCGATTGCTCGTGTTAGGACTCGTTCGGCTGCTTTGGGTATTGCTGACATGGCGGGTCGTAGTCGTAGGTCTATGAATAAGTATCCGAGAACTCGTGAGTATCCTTATACTGGCCCGGGCAATAAGGGTGGTATGCGTGACCACAAGATTAGTATTACGGGTTCTCGTAAGTTTATTGAGAATTTGGATTCTGGTCGTGGCGTGAAAAAGGGTTCTGCTTCTCGTTTTGTTTGGCCTAGTGCTGAAAAGGCTTTGCCTTTTGCTCGTTATAGGATGGAAGTTGTTTTGAACAAGTATGCCGCCATTGTTAATGCAAGGTTAAGAGGTTAGTCGTGGCTGGAAATATTTACTTACCTATCCTCTCCACTTTTAATGGTGCTGGTGTTAAGCAGGCTCAAGGTGCTTTAGGTGGTTTGGCTGGCACTGTGCGTGCGTTGGGTGCGTCGTTTAAGGCTGCTGCTGTTGGTTTTGTGGCTTTTCAGGGTGTCAGTGGTTTAGCCGATTTTGCGACTGGAACTATTGTTGAGGCTCGTGACCTTGAGCGTAACATTCGTGCTTTGGCGCTTATCTTTGATGATGCCACTCCCCGCATGGAGGCTTTTGCTCGCTCTGCAAACAGTATGGGTTTGTCTACGAGTGAGGCTGCTAAGGCTTCAACCTTTTTGGGTTCGGTTTTGCGTGGTGCAGGTTTTGATACTCAGCGTACTGCTGCTGAGACTGAGAGGCTTGTTGGTTTAGCGTCTGACCTTGCAACCGTTTATGGTTACGATGTGTCTGAGGCTTTGTCGGGTATGACGGCGTTGTTCCGTGGTGAGTATGACCCGATTGAGAAGTTCGGTGTTGCTATGAAGCAATCCGAGGTTAACGCTGTTTTGCTTTCAAAAAAATTGGGCAATCTTACTGGTCAGGCGTTGTTGAACGCACAGCAGCAGGTTCGTCTTGAGTTGTTGTATCAGCGTACTGCTAGAGCGCAGGGTGCGTTTGAAAAGGGTGCTGGAACGCTGTTTGTTGAGCAGAAGAAACTTGAGGCTGCTTTTAAGGACTTTGAGGCGCTTCTTGGTTCTAGGCTGACCCCAGTTATTACTAAGTTTATGATGGCGTTACAGCCGATGCTTGAGGGTGGCACTCCTGCTGCCGAGAACTTCTTTCAGGGCATTGCTGACACTATGGATGCTTTGTTGCCTTTGATGCAACCGATTGGCGACATTTTTAATCTTTTGGTTGACATTGCAGGCGATTTGATGATTGCTTTTGCCCCGTTCATCAAGTTGTTGTCTGTTGCTTTTGCTGAGGTTCTCAAGTTTTTGATGCCTGCGTTGACTTTCCTCGGTGAGACTTTTAGTTTCATTGCCAGACTTGTTGGGGCTATTTTGTCGCCTGCGATGTCTGTTTTGACTGTTACTTTGACGCTTGTTTTGCGTTTGGCAAGTACTTTCTTGGGTATTTTCAAACCGCTTATTGACCCGATTATGAGTTTCTTTGATGGTGTGCTTAAAGAACTTGAGCGTACTGGTAAGGGCATGGCTTCTTTTGCTGCTCAAATTACAGGCACTCAGGAAATTCGTGAAAAGTTTACTATTCGTAGCATTGAGGGTTCTGACCCGATAGTTCCAACACCAGCAACAGGTCCGGGCAACGAAGGGCCAAATTATGTTGCTGATTTCTATAAAGGCATCAGGGATGAGATTAAGAAGCAGAACGCTCGTCTAAAACTTCAGAACTTGGGTGCGTCTGACGCTCTGATTAGCAGCATTTTGAGCGGTCAGGGTTGGGGAACTGTTTACGCAAGGGTTGTTAAGGGTGGCGCTGCTGGTGTTGCCGAGTTGCAAAAGCAGTTCAACAGGACTAAGGGCGGTCTTGATGAGTTGGCTGCGGCGGCTGAGGCTTCTCAAAAAGAGTTTGAGGCTATGCAGCAGGCGATGGCTGATGTTGATGTAGAGGTTGCAAAGTTCGGTAACACGATGATGTCGTTGCTGAAAGCAACTGCACCGTTGCCTACTGTGACTCGGACTTTGGGCGAGTTTGAGCAGGCTGTTGTTGAGGCGTTTGACGCTATCTCGACTAGTCTTGCGGATGCTGTTGATAACAAGTTGTTGTTCCAGTCGTCTGCTGACGATTTGGCTGCCTATGCGAAGGCTACTCAGGCAACTTTGTCTGGTATCGCTTCACAGCGTGACGCTATTGCTGCCCGCATTTCTGATGCTAATGATTTGATTGCTTCTACTAAGAACGCTGTTCTTGGGTTTGCAAACATTACTTCGTTGTTGGAGTCGCAGTCGCAGACCATTGTTGAGACTACGATGTCGGTGGTTGACGGTATTCGGTTGACTTTGACTCGTAGCCTTGATGTGCAGGGTCTTGTTGGTGATTTGACTGGTAATTTCCAGAAGGTTTTGGATAAGACTAAGAAGTTTGCGGCTGATTTGAAAGAGTTGCGTCGTCTTGGTTTGGATAAGAACTTGTTTAAGCAGATTGTTGATGCAGGTTTGGAGTCTGGTGGGGCTACTGCTGCGGCGATTATTGCTGGTGGTGGCGACACTGTTGCTGAGTTGAACAATGTGTTTGCTGAGTTGTCTGATGTTGGTGCTGTGATTGCTGAGGAAACTGCTCAGGTGATGTTTGGTGCTGGTGTTGATGTTACGAATGGTTTGATT